GAGTCGGAGACGTGTTGAAGACGAGCAAACTTGATCCCGTCTCGTCGCTGATCACGCCCGCAAGCTGCGCCGATGTCGTGGCCGCAAATTGTGAGAGCGGATTAGCCACGAGCGCGTCACCTGAGCCACCACCCGCCGCTTGGAACGTCGGTGCGACGCCGACACCGTTCGAGGTGAGCACGTGTGTCGCGGTGCCAACCGCGACAGTCTCCGCGACACCCGTGGCGGACCACGTGATGAGTTCGCCATCGGTCCCGTTAGCTAAGCCCGTCACGGGGAGGCCGGTCGCGTTCGTGAGGACCCCACTCGCAGGAGTCCCCAGGGCGGGAGTGACCAGGGTGGGGGAGGTGCCGAAGACGAGCTCGCCGCTTCCCGTCTCATTGCTAATCACGCCCGCCAACTGTGCCGACGTCGTTGCGGCGAACTGTGAGAGCGGATTGGCTACAAGTGCATCACCGCTGCCACCGCCTACCGCAGCCCACGCAGCACCGTTGTACGCGATCACTTGGTTGCCGGATGTGTCCCACGCCAAATACCCTTCGCCACTGGACGGTGATGCTGGCGCAGCGGACGCGGCCTGCGGTAGCCTCAGCCCCTGCGGTGCCACGTCGTCGTGAATGATGGAGCTTAGGTTCACCAGTCCACCGTCTGGGATCTTGAACAGGTCTGCGGACGTGACGTAGTGATCGACCTCCGTGCCACCGGGGTCGCGCACAAGATACAGCGCATCCGTCAGCGCGGGCGTGGTCTGCTGGGCAAGCTCGGAGAGCAACTGGTTAGCCATTAGTAGAACTCCACCACCTCAAAACTGACCGTCGCCGCGCCGGACGTGGTTCCTCGCGTGGCAGTGATCGTCGTGGTGTTCGTCAGGTCAAGGTGGCAGTTGGCTTGCGCCGCGTCATTCGTGGCGCACTGCTGCCCCAGATGGGAGACCAGCGACTTAGCCACCACGACGGCCGTGATCGTGGCGGTGTTGGTCGTAGCTCCAGATACCGTAATCGTCCCGCGCTGGATACTCTTGACTCCTCCGGCCATGGTGACCACCCTCCAGTTGGTCCCGTCGTAGACCAACAGCGCCATCTGGTTTTCCCCAGTCAGCGTGATGTCGCGGCCGAGCGACAGGTTGCCCGTGCCATCCTTCAACACCACGTCACGTGCCGTGTTCTCGACCATGACCGTGAGGAGAAACCCCTCCGCTACGCTGGTCCCAGCCGTGATGGTGTCGAGGTCGTCTGTCGCGGCGTCGCTCTCGGTGTCGACGGTGTGGAAATTCTGCGTAACCGTGATCGAACCGGTGGCGATCGTTAACTCGGTCGACGCCTCAAAGTTAACCCGCCCGCTGTTATTAATGCAGGTTTTTAGGATGTTGAGCGCGTCGCGGATCTGCGCGTTCAGGAGGGCTGCGGTCAACTCTTCGAGCGCCACCCACGTCTTGGGAGGGGAGGGCCAGGCCATTTAGAAATACCCCAAAAGGTTGCCGTCATCGAGCAGATCGCCGTTGTCCAGTTTGAAATACGGACCGCCTTCGACATTGGGCGACAGGTGCCACAGGCAGCGCACGAGGATCCCCGGACCCAGCGTGAGCGACACACCATTAATGAACGCTTCCGCCGCGGCGAGTCCGGTCACAGGCTCGGTCAACTCGACCAGATCTCCAGGTTCACGGGCCAGGGCGTCAGTCATGCGTGCGTCGCTGCGATTCGCGAGGAACCCAACCGCGGTCGGCTGGTCGCCCACATCGGAGTAGGCGTCCTCCAGAAAGTCAGCCACAGCCTGCCCGAGCACCGGGCTCGACTGGTAGGGCATCTGCAATGTGAGGCTCCGCTCGCCGTAGTCCTGCGTGCTACTCGACTCCAACTCCAACGGCGTGTCGTCGTAGACCCCTCGACCGCGACACTGGAGCTTGGTCACGTAAGCGTCATTGGCTCCGGCCGTCACCACGAACTTAACCGTGGTCGCGAAGAACGTAGCCACCACCGTGAAGTTGCTCGTCTCATCGGTGCCGGTGCCACCCGAGACCCGGTTCATCGTGTAGTCCGTGGTCTCCACGGGGGTCACCTGGTCGACGCCACCCACGAGCTGGTTCTCGTTGTCCGGGTCCGTATACGTCCCCCAGAATGTGACCGACGTGGACGCCGGGACCAACGGGCGCACCGTCTCAGGGTCGATCGCCATAGAGAACAGCACCTTCGTTGGCTCAGGGTCAACGCGGGTGGGATGGATCGCGACGATCGCCCGGTTGATAGCCAGGTCGGCAGTCGACGCTGCCTCCAGGCGGTCCATACGGTTGTTGAGTCTCGCCGCGACCACCTGCTGACGCCTGTGCTGGCGGTTGAAGAATCGTACGGTCCCGCCTTGCGTCGTATCGCCGATCACCGCGAGCTGCCCAAACTCGCTCTGACAGATGCGCTGCGCCAGGGCGCGCCCGCTCATCTTGGAGCCCATGTCATGGAGCGCGTAGGCGTAGCTCTCGGTCCCAGCGTCAATGCTCTGTGCAGCAGGCTGGGCCGCGGTCGGCATGGCTGCAATCAAGGTCGTCACGAGGGATCCTGAATCCTGGTCCTGCTGGGGCGCCAGGTTCCGCGCGTTAAACCGGGACAGGTCTTCCATCCAGTCCACCGCCTGGCAGAGGGTGTGCTGCTCCCTGAACTGGCCAGCCAGCGGGTCGATGTCCACGACGCGCCCGCGAAACTTGTAATACGTCGTGCCGCCGTAGGTGATGCCGACGCGGATACCAATGCCCTGCGCGAAGCCGCTCCGCACGTTGGCGTGGTTCGGCGAGTAGTACCCCTGGAGCCCGCCCGAGTTGCCGGAGGAGTTGTCCAGCGAAAATGTCGACGTCCCGACATCGGCGACAAGATCCGTGGGACCGCTGCCCCACTTGCCATATTTCAGATCGAGCGCGCCGACCGCATCAGCACGCACATCCGTCCACACGCCCGCCGAGAACTCCAACTCCAGGACGAACGCCGACGGGGCGACGCCCTCCTCCTCGAGAAGCAGTGAGCCCGAACCACTGGCGAGCGACAGGAAGCCACCACCGGCCAGGAGCAGTTTGGACATTACGCCACCACCTCCTCGACGGCAGAGCGCATCCCGGTCTTGATCGCCTGCGGCAAACTGCCGAGTTGACGCTTGATGGCTGCCAGTTCTTGAGCCATGGCGGCAAAGCCAGCAGCCTCGGCCCGGCCCTCGGCCTCTGTCGAGATACGCTCGCGGCCATGGAGCACCGCCGCAGTGCCGCGGCCGAAGTCCACAAAGCGGCCACCGGTGCCGCGGGCAAAACCACCGGTCGGGTCAGGGTGAGACGTGCCAGAACCACCGTCCACCGGCTCGACCGAAATCTCCATGACGCGAGATCGGAACGCCTCGTCCATGGCGATACTCGTCGCCTGCGCCTGCTCAGTGACGCCCGCCATACGGTTCGTGATGATGTCGATCGCCGCGTTGACCTCACCCGGCCCGCGCTTGATGGCGTCCCACATGCGCGCCACGTCATCCAGAGCCTGCTGCTCGGTCAACCCGAGCTCGATATACCGATCCCGCACGGCGATCACGGTCATCTTCCACCGCTCGTTGCCGGCCTCCATCTTCTGCTCATTGCTGAGCATGCTCTCCAGCGTCAGCGCGAACTGCGCCTCGACCTCTCGGCCGCCTAGCTCCTTCGCGCTGGGGCCACCAAAGAGGCTTTTGAACATCCCGCCGATCTTCTTGAGACCCTTCCCGACCAGTCCGATACCCACGTCGATCAGGCTCGACAGCCCACCGGTGAGGATGGCGCCCAATTCGTTGACCATCCCTGTGCCGATCCCGCTGAAGAAACCAGCCAACCCGTCCCCGCCTGTCAACCCGTCAATGAGCGACCGCGCCGACGACGTCACACCCGCGAAGAAGCCGCCCGGCGGGTTGAGGACACTGGACAGAGTCCCGGCCTCGCCTGTCACGGTCTGGATGATCGGCGTGAAACCCGCAAAACTGGCGCTCGTCTCCAGCACGCCCCGGCGCGCCGCGGCCAATCGTTCGGTGAGCCCGCCACTCATGCGGTGCAGGCGGGCCGTCTCCAGGCGATTGACCAGCACTGTCTGCGTGAACCGGTCGAAGTCGACGGCCGCCCTGGTCGCGGCTTGTCCGGTTTGCTGAATCACGTCGCGCGTGGTGAGCAATTCCGGGGTCGCCTGCGTCACCGCCACCCGCATGGCATCCACGGCCCGAGTCGACGCTTGCACTGGCCCAACGAACGCACTGGCGGCCTGATCGGTATTCGCAAGTTCCTGCTTCAAGGTTTCGAGCTTCTCGCGCCAGGCGCCGGTCGCAGACGTCGTGTTTTTGATGACGGCCTCCGCGTCAACGATCCGCCGATTGAGCTCACCTTGCCGCATCCGAAGATCTTGAACCGTGATGCCGGCCTGTTGCTGGGCATCCCTGCCAAGTTTGGTTGTTGCCGTCCACTCGGCTACGGCAAGATTCATGTTGACGATGCCGCGTTCCAACTTGGACACCGCCAGGACGCCCTTGTTCCACAGGACGATGGTGTCCTTAAACTCCGATGACGCCAGGATCAGACCGTCCAGGAGTAGGACGACCGCTTTGGTCATCCCTCGTGTCGCGGACCCGGAGTCGATCGCACCATTGATGTAATTCGTGAGACTGTCGACGATCGCATTGAGCAGCGGCAACAGCATGTCTCCGAGGCTAATAGCCAGGTCCCCAACGTGATTCCGCAAGATCTCCAGTTTGGACGCCGTGGTATCGAACCGGAGAGCCGCCTCCTCTGCAAGTGCGGTATTGGCTGCCCACGCCTCCGTGCCGAGATCGATCGACGTGCGGAGCACGTCACCCGCATTCGCCAGCGAGAGAAAACTGCGTATCAACCGCTGGTCCTTGAGGCCCAACTCGTCCAGAATGGCGAACGCTTTGGTCCCCGACCGGCCCAACCCCTCGACAAACGCAGTGAACGCACCGGCCGCATCGCGCTCGAATGCGGTGGCGAATTGCTCGGCCGACATGCCAGCCGCACTGGCGAAGCTGGCGAGTTGGTCGCCACCCGTGGCCGCGGCCTTCGTCATCGAGATCAAGACCTTTTGCACCGACGTGCCGCCAGCCTCAGCCTGCACGCCCACCGATGACATCGCCGCGCCGATGGACAGGATGTTGGCTTCGGTCAGCCCCGCCATCTCCCCGGCACCAGCGATGCGGAGGCCGAACGTGACGATCTCGGCCTCGGTTGTCGCCATACTGTTCCCGAGGGCCACCACCGTGGAGCCCAGACGATCGAATGCCGTCTGTGGCATCTGCGTGATATTCGCCAGCCGTGCCAGCGCCGTCGCCGCTTCATCGCTTGAGAGGTTCGTCGTGACCCCAAGCTGGGCCATCGTCTCGGTGAACCCGAGGATGTGCTCGGTCTGGATGCCAAGCTGGCCGGCGGCCTCGCCGATCCTGTTGAGTTCGTTGACGTTGACCGGGATCTGGAGCGACAACTCGCGCATCCCGTCGGCCAGTTGCCGGAACTGCTCCTCGGTCGCCTGGACGGTCTTGCGGATGCCCGTAAACGAAGACTCAAACGCCATCGCCGCACGCGTCGTGCTGACCACAAACGCCGCCAGCGCAGCCGCGGCCGCCGTCACCACAGCCGTCACAGCCGCCAACGCCACGCCGGCCGTGCGCGCAAAGCGCGTCAGGCTCGATTGCGCGGTCAGCAACCCTGGCGAGAGCTGATCCCGCAAGGTGAGGAGCGCCTCAAGCGTGCCGACGTTGACGGTGGCCATGGGCTACCGTGCCCCCCTGAGCACGCGCCGGGCGTCGTGCTGTATCACCAGATCCATGAGTGGGCTCTGCTCCAGTTGGTCGAGCTTGCCGCCGACCCCATCAAACGCCGCTTTCGCCTGGGCATAGGCCCGTAGTTCGATGATGTCGATCGCGCGGTGTGCCGGGTCATCCATGACGAGCCGTTCGCCCTCATCGGGTAGACAGTGGAACTCCTCGCACACGCGCGAGAGGAGCCACAGTTCGCGCACCTCCTGGTCATCGCTATCGTCACCCTCTAGGAGGTCGTGGAGGGCGCTCAGTCGTTTCCCTGCACCGCCTTCGCTGCCTCAGCGGCCTCTGGGGTCACCTGCACCCGCGAGAGCGTCAGGATGGCCAGGAACGCCTCCTCGGCGATGTCCTCCTCGAGGTCGTCCACAGCCTCCGCGGTCGCGACGTCCCCGTCGATAGTCACGACCCCGTCGCGCAATACGTGCAGCCGGTTGTAGTGACGTTGCTCGCCCAGTGACTCGGCCTGCTCGCGTATGCGGTCCTCGCCGCCAGCGTCCTGCATGGCGGTCAACACCGCAGGGCCGCCGAGCTTCATGACCTGCTCTTGGGCTTGGTCCAGCACAGCCTGGCGCGCCCGCTCCAGTTTTCGCCACCCCAGCGCGCGAATGACAATGGGTCCACCACCGGTCGTGATGGTCTTCGTGCGTTTGCTCGCAAACATTGCCGACTCCCTGTGAAGGTAGGCCGAGTCGGCGGGACCAGGGTGGCCCCGCCGCAGTCGGCCCACGTAACAGTTGCCTACGCCTCGGTCACGGTGCCGGTGTATTCGAGCGTGACCTCGTAGGCGGTCAACTCGCCTACCTTCGCGATCCGCTTGTAGCTCGAGATCCACGTCTCGGCTGAGGTGGTCTTCGACCCGCCCCACGTGATCAACAGCGTGCGCGAGGAATCGCTCGGACCGTCCGCCACGTCGTTGAAAATGGCATCCGGTCCCGTGGTCGCGGTGTCGTCAAAGTAGCCGCCGATGGTGACGCTGCCGGCCTCACGCATCCCGGTGGCGAGCTTCTCCATCCACGCATCGCCAAAGGCGGTCGACTCCTGCATCATCGCCTTGACGTCGACATCCCCAATCGTGCGGATGTAGTTAGTCATCACGACGGGCGAGCCGCCGCTGTTGTCGAAACTGACCGCCAGAGAGTTGCTTCCGTATTTGGCCATCGTGACGTCCCTCTACTGCAAAAGACGCGGGAAGCCGGCTCGGTGGCCAGGTGGCGCGCGGTGTGAACCCGTGGCGTATGGCTAACAGTTAGCTGCGGCCGGTGTCCTTCTGTATTCGGATCTCGCACCAGCGACGGAAGATCCGTTGTAGCCCGATCGACATCCGCTCGACCTGGCTCACAATCTTGGCCTCCTCACCCTCCAGTGGCTCGGAGCCCGTGCGGCGGTGATACGCGATCCGTTCCATGCCCTGCGCCGCCTCGACATACTCCTCGAGCAGGCCCGTCGCCGTTCTAGGCGTCTCGCTTGAACCCCACGAGCGCGGTAACGCTTTGGCCGGAGCCAGAGCCATTGAATACCCCCTGCATCGCGGTATACCGCTCGACCGTGCCGCTCACGGTCACCCGTTCAGCAGCCGGCGCAGCAGTGATCGCCGTAAAGGCGACGAGATCGCCATAGGTGATGTCATCCGAACTGTCGCGCACCGTGATCGTCACGCTGGTATACCCGCCGAGCGTCAGCGCCGTACATTGCACATACGCCGCACCACCCGCCGAGGACGAGGCCGCGTTGTCCTGCTGGCCGCTGGTCTCCGTGTCCCAATCGGCCGTCTCAGCGGAGAGCGCATGAAGGATCACGCCGCGGGCGTCATACTTGCCGGACACCTCATAGTTGGCCTTCGCCTTGTGCAGTTCGCCCACCTTCGAGCCGCGGGAATACGACGCGCCGAACACGCCCTCCACGCCATCGAATGCGCCACCCACCGCAGCGCTCGACAGGCTCCACGTCATCACTCTGGACGTCTGCTGGTTGTCCGCGAGTAAGTCGTTGATGCTGCCTGTGGCGTCGTCGTAGAGCCCATCAGCCTCGACGGCCGCAGACACCACGCCCGTGGGCAGGGTTTCGCGCCACGCATCACCGAGCGCGTCGGACGCCTCGGTCGAGGCGGTGATCGCATCAGACATCGACCGCGTCACACCGAGCACGTCGTAGCCACCGATCAGCACGAACCCGACGTTGCTGCTTCCGTATTTAGCCATCGCTGTCGGCCTCCATGACCGGCTCGATCATGCCGCGTCTGAGCAGATACGCTATCGACCCATCTGGCACCTCTACGACATCCCCAACGTCTGGTCGACAAAACTCCAACCGGGCGAGCTCCTCGGCCGAGAAAAACCGCAACCCGCCGCGAGAGAGCACCGTGTCGAGACTCGCGCCCGTGGGCCACGCTGGGTTGCCTCCGAGCACGCGGAACCTACCCCCTCGAGAACTCCTGGCCGCAGTCTTGACAGATCGACCCCGTCGCTTCTCCGAACCCGTCATACTTCTGTCTCCTATCGGGCGGCGCGCCACACTTCGGACACGGCCGAGGGCGCGTATCGACCGCCGGCTGCGGATCGGTCAGCACCACATCAGACAATATCCAGACGCCTCCCCACACGATGCGCCATGAACTTTCGAGACTCCCGCACCACAGACGACATATAGCGGTCCTGTCCACCCCGTGGGTGACGATAATGCCGATTCATGTGCTGTTTGATCGCGTAGGGCGCATCAGGGCCGCCCATGCGGATCAGCACCGACAGATGGCGCCCTTTCCACTCCGCAGGGAACCGCTGCGCCGTGCGCCGCAGATCCCCCGCGAGCACCGGCGTCCGCTCGACCATTTCCTCCAGCTCTATATCGCCTTCCAACTCAAGCGCGCGCTCCATGTCCCGCGGCGCCTTCGCAGCCAGGGCCGCGAGGGCCAGCCGTAGCGCGGCGTCACCCTTGAGACTCGCGTTGATGCGGAACCCGGCGCGCGCCATTACTCCTCCACCTCGAGCCGGAAGCGGGCAATCAGGTGCTTGGTTCGCTTCTCCTGGATCATTTCGTCGGCCAGTTCTGACGTGCCCTCGTGCTCGAGCAGCAACGCGGTGAACCCCGACACCGCGGGCAGCGTGTGCCGAAGCAACTGCCGCGCCTTGCTGATGATGGACTGCGCCTCTGCCGCACCCCGAAACTGACTGAACACGTGCACCCGGACGTCCACCTCGAAGCCAGCATGCCCGCCCATGTAATCGTTGGTGCGCTCGCTGACGCGCACCCAGACATAGGGAAACGCGGTCCCCTCCGGCACGTCGTCCCACACGCCGCCGGTCGCGAGGTTCGTCATCGCAGACACGTTCAACGCGGTGTAGACCGCCGCGGCCACCGGTGAGAGCGCGTTCTCGCCAGCCATCTACGTCCGCTCCTCGCACTCGAGCACCATGAGCCAGGTGTTGGCCGGGTCCGTATACATCCCCGAAATCTCCAGCGTCTTCTGCGTGGCACTGAAGTCGTAACGAGGCGTCCACAGCAGACGCATCTTGTCCGTCACGTCGCCCCGCTGGCGTATCTTCACCAGATAGGACGTGTCGGCCCCGACAGCCCGCGCCGCGAGCCGCGCCCGCGTCGAGAGGGCTGCGATCTGCGCCGGCACCGTGTCGAGCGTCGAGGGCGTTTCCGCCTGGCCGCCCTGGCTGTCGGTGGCCAGCGCGATCGAGCGGATCGCCACCGACTCGGTCAGATCGCCCGCCGTCATGCGTCGGCCCTTGCTCATCCAAGAAACTCTCGCCTATACGGGAAAATGGATCGGCCGTAGCCGAACACCGTTTCTTGTACCGACGTACCCACCACGACCGGGTCACGCCCTTGATCAAACCAGTGGGTCAGCAGGAGCTCGGCCGCGTGCATGAGACCCCGCGGCACCGTCGCCGCCGTCGCCCCATAACCCGCCGTGAACCGGATCACCCCCCCACTAAATACCCTGAGATCTGACGGCCAGCTCGCGTCGCTGTTGAGCGCGAGACGTCCTTGCCCGGTATCCACGAGGTAGTCACCGCTCGCCATGGTCGTCTCGACGTCGTCCTTGTCATAGCTCTTGATGCTGGCCACGGTCACCAACGGCCACCGCGGCAGCACGATCGCCCGCTCTGACGGGAAACTATCCACCCAGAGGTCGTAGACGGTGTTGACCATGGCCCGGCCAGTATCCTGCTCGATCTGTAGTCGCGCCGTGTCGACCAGGTTGTCAATCACGGTGCCCTCTGTAGACTCACCAGAGCGCAAAAAGTCCTTAGCCAGGGCCGTCGTCATCAGCACCGCCGTCGGAGCCGTCTGCTCCGTGAGCTCGCTATGAATATCTGCCCACTTCACGACACTGACCGCCTGTGTCGCGTACGGATAGCCGGACGCGAGCGCATGGCGACCTCTGCCGGGCCTGTCGAGGTCGCCTCAGAGTCCGCCTCTCGCACGTGCTCAGCAGACCCGCGGTCCACCAAGCGCCCGGCTAGCAACGGGTCGATAAACACGACATCGCCAGTCGCGTAGTCGAACCCAGGACCAGCCATGCCGCAGAGCATACGAACCTTCACCTTGCGTCGTCCCATAGCAGCCATACGTCTCTGGAAAACCCCCGCGAGGCGGCCACCGCCCCGCGGGGTCGTGTCGTGCCAACCCAAGCCCTTACGCCTGGATCAGGTGATTGACCGCGGTCGCGAGCGTCAGCTTGCCGTCGGTTCTGGCCAAGCCGACGAACCCCACCTGCCCGTTGGCCGCGTAGAGCTCGTCCAGCCGTTTGAAGGTGAACCCGGCGCGGTCAGCGATCCAGTAATACGAGAAGTCGCCAAAGATAACCGACTTCAACCCGGTGGTGGGCGCTGGCATGTCCTCAGATGCGACGAGTGGACGGCCCTGGAGGCGGTCCGGTTCGCCGGCCATCATGCCCGGCTGCCAGAGATACTGGTTCGTGGTGTCCTTGAGCTTGCGAATCAATTTGATTGTCGCGTCCGCAGCCATGAACGTGGCGCCCACCCGATACTGACGGGCCAGCGAGTGGTAGAGGTCAATCACCTCGTCCGTAGTGATCGCAGCGGTCCCGGCCGCCGTCACACCCAAGGTGGACCCGCCGACGATACCTGTCGGCTTGCTCGATCCGTCCCCATTGACAAAGGCTGACTCTTCCAAGATCCCGCCGGCCCGACCGATCCGGTTGGTGACGTAGCCTGCCGCGTTATAGGCATTGTCAGCCAATAGCTCGTCGCTCACCTTGACGAGTCGCGTCCACTTGTGGGCCGAGAACGTCAGCTCAGCCAGCACGGCCTGGCTGTCATTGAACGCCGCCTCCTCAGCCGTCCACGCCGCGGTGCCGTCGCTGGTCTCGCTGGGCACCGTGAACGTGCCGCTCTTGGTCTGTATGACGGTCGCCAATTGCCGCATGACGTTGGCCGCCACGCGGGCCTCGATCAACTGCGAGCCCCACTCGTCGGGGACCAGAAATCCACCCTCTGAGTCGGTCCCGACCTGCATGGCCCGTCGCTCGAAGTCTCCACGCCGGAACCAGTTGTCGTAGGCGGCACGGTATTCCAGGCTCGCGGTGCCGTGTCGCACCTCCCCGCCACTGTCACCGGTCCCAGCCTGAGAGGCCGGCGCTACGGCGCGAGTCTCTGACTCTTGACGCTCCTCGGCCTCAACCACATGCGCCGCCTGGCGCTCATGGCGATCGATGGTCGCGGAGAGTGCCGAGATGTCGGAGTCGCGCTTGTCGTATTGCTCGACCTCCCCAGTCGTCATGGCGCGCATCTCGGCGTCCGCCTTGTCGAGAATCAGCCGGTTGTCTTCGATCAGCTTGCGCCGCTGTTCCTTGCTCTGCTTAATGTCTGCCATCGGTTCTCTCCCACACTGGTGCGCGTTAGATTGGGGCACGTCGCGCAGTGGCCCTCTGGTGGTTTAGACCGTGGCCTTCTTGGGGCTCTCATGGCCCTCTCCGAGAGGCTCATCCGATCCGATCATCGTGTTCACCGTTCCGCACTTCTCACACTTGCGCGCCAACCGTTCGCCGGACTTGATCATCTGACTTCCCGGCTTGGTGCCCTGGAAGATCATCCGGTTACAGCTCGGTCCCGCACAACGGACCTCGAACCAGTCAGCGGTCACGCCGATTCGTGCTCCCGTAGCGCCAGGCGCCGCCGCCGAGTATCCACGCAGCCAACGAAGGGCACCGACGCCATCCAGGCCGCCGCCTGACTACGGGCCTCGGCCGTCGTCGACTCATAGGCCGGAAAGGTCACAGGCGACACATCTGGAAGCTGGGACACCCTCGTAATCGTGCGAAGGCGTAGCCCGTGCGGTCCATCGGGATACGTGATGCTCTGCCCGTCCTCGTCGAGCATGAACCCAAACGAACTACCGACCACGGAGCCACGCTGGAGATACCGGAGCACCTCGCGTCCCCACATAGACTCGCGGTCTACATCTACGGTGTAGCGCAACCCGTGGTCGTCACTCTCCAAGGTGAGCGTGCCGCCGGACTGGTTGCCGAGGATGATGTTGGGGTCGTGGTTGAATAGCGCCGTTGTGCGCTTGTCCGCGATCACGCCATCGAAGGCGCCAGGGGCCACCTGCTCTCTAAACATGCCCGCGATCACGACCGGCGAGTTATACACCGCCGCGTATCCCGTGACAGTGGAAAGCGCACCATCGGCATCGTCCGATCGGCACTCCACATCGCACAGCATCGCCCTACAGACTTTGATGTCGTCGCTCATAAGCTAGTGCTCCGTGCTTCTCATCGCCGCCACCATGCGGGCCACGACACGGAGTCGCGCAACTCCACGCCGCGGCGCAGCCCTGGTCTCTGTCGTGTGCATCAGTTACCCCTAGTTCACCTGGCCACCGACCACCGCCAGCATGCGAGCCTGCTCCTGCGCCTCGAGCTTCGCGAGCCGCACCCCGGCCTCCTCACCGCTCGCCATGTTGAGCGGCGTCATATACGCGTCTGCGGCCTCGCCTTTGATCCGATTCATGTCCTCTTTGTCGCGCACATCATTCGCGCTCAGCCAGCCCCACTGGCGACCCACGGCATAGGCTGCATAGCGCGTCTGAATGTCTCCGCGAAGGAGACCCTCGACCACAAATTTTGGGAAGTAGGGTCCGGCCCGGCGCCCGCCGAGAATGTCGCGCTTGATGGCCGACTCCCAGCGCACGTAGTGCGGCATCATCGCGTAAATAACGAACTCCAGGCTCTGCTGTTCAATGTTTGAGAACGTCGCCCGCTCCATATCCCCCAGCATGTGCGGCGGGATCCCGAACAGGCGCGCAATCTCGGTGACCTGGAACTTCCGCTGCTCGATAAACTGCGCGTCCTGTGGTGGCACGCCGACGGCCTTCCACTCGAATCCGTGCTCCAGAATGGCCACACGGTGCGCGTTGGTGAGCCCCTTATGAGCAGACTCCCAGCTCCGCTTCAGCCGCTGGTGAGTCTCCCCGTTCATCTCATGCGGACCCTGGATCACGCCGCCTGGGCTCGAGCCGTTGCCGAAGAACCGCGCCGCATTCTCCTGGGTGGCCAGCGCCAGGCCGAGAGCCTCGCGGGCCTCCGTGATCACCGAGCGGCCGATGATCCCGTCATGGCTATACGCACGGAGATGGAGGATCGGTGCCGGTTCCCCAGGCTCGCGCGTCCACTTGATCTCCTCGCCGCTGGGGAGACGGTAGAGGTAGCGGAGCGCACGGTCTGCGCCGCGATACAGCGTCATCTGGCTAGGGATGAGCGGCCACAACGCCACCACCCGACCGGCCTGATCGCGCTGGATCTCCGCGTAGGCGTTGCCCCACAGGCAGAGGTGCCCCTGGAGCGTCTCGCGGAATACGAACGAGTCCATCTCCCCGTTCGGCTGGTCATGTAACAGCCCGTACACCCGGTGCTGCTCCTCTGGTACCTTGCCGCCGTCGGGCAGACGTCGGAACACCTTGAGCGGCACCTGAGCCACGGTCTGGCTGATGCGCGCGACCGCGGCGTACACCGCCGGCACACTCAACGCCGTGTCATGGGTGACGCTCAGGCCGCTCGCCGTGGGCGTCGTGGTGAATGCGTCTAGCAACCACTGCGACGGATCGGCTAGCGTCGAGCGCCGCTCGAGCAGGCGACTAAGAAGTCCCATGGATCAGACTGAGACAGGCCAGATCGGCCATTTGGCTATCCTCGAAACACAGACTAGGTCTCGGTGGAATCGGGCCGAGCCCTCGATCCAGCCAGACTGAAGCCCACCAGGAGTAACGCCACGCCACCAACCATAATTCCAGCGGGCTGATACCAGGCCCACGCGCCACACGTCAGCGCCACGAGGCCAACCGCGAAGCACAGATCGGCCAACATGCTAATGCTTATTTCGACATAGCTCCGCACCCTCTACAAGCGCGATGCATAGAGGCGTATAGAGGCGTATAGAGGCGTATAGAGAAAAGTTAGGAGAGAGCCAGCGCTTCGGATTTTTTGATCCGTATCGACCGCCCGATCCGCACGACGCCCTTGAGCTCGCCGCGCTGGATCATGCGCCAGACTGTCTGCGGGTGATACTGCACGAGCGCCGCGAACTGATCGACGGTGAGCACCTCTTCGCGCTTGGCCTGCTCGAGCAGTTCTTCGATGGTCATACCGTCAAGACCCCCCGATCGGCGTAGGGCGTCACCGGAGTCTGTTGCGCGATCTCGCGTGACAACGCCATGATGAGCGCAACCGCGCCGTCCATCTTCTCGCCGGGCGCGTCCTTGTCTGGGCGAACTTTCAACTCTGGACCGGACCGCCATACCAGATTCCCGGCCATCCAACTCAGCACCGGCTGGTTGCCGTGGCAGAGACGCGCAGCAGCGATCAACTCGTCCAGACGCCGGCACGCCTCGTTGAGTTGGAACCCCTGCGGCGTGTCCACCATGGTGACGCCCTGGCCCTGGAGGTGCTGGGCCATCTGCTCGGCGAACCGCTTGTCATAGGCCAGCTCACGCACCCCGAACGAGCGACACGCCGTGGCGACGTGCTGCTCCACCACGTCGTAATCCGTGATGTTGCCTGGCGTGACCTCCAGATGACCACCGCGCCGCCATTGGTCATAGGGGCGGCTGGGGTGCGACTCGAGGGCGGCCCCTGGTATCCAGAACCGCGACTGGACCGCCACGCGGCCATCCGACAGCACCCAGATCACAACAAACGCAGTGAAGTCGTCAGATTGGCCTAGGTCAAGCCCGGCATAACACGGCGCACCGACCAGTTGATCCGCAGGCACCGGTGCCTGCGGGCATTCAGCCCAGCGAACCATGTTGATCGCCCGGTCCGCCTGGCGCGTCCACACGCACCAGTTGAGCCGCAAATTGAGGTTGTGCAGCCCAGGCACATCGCGCGCCTGCTTGGCCTGGCGCCGGAGATACGCCACGCTGGGCGTCACCCCGAGGAGCGGGTTGGTCTTGATCCAGCAAGTCTCGTCCTCGAGCGGATCGTCGCCCTCGTCAAGCTGGCAGATGTAGGCGAAAAAACTGTCATCCTCGAGCAAGCCGCTGAGCACCTTGTCGCCGTGGTCGTGTAGCTGCCAGCAGATCGACGTGCGGTCATAGCCACTGTTCGTGATCGCCAACATGAGCGGCTGCGGGCGCTGCTTGAACCCTGCCAGCAGCTTGCCGTAGATCTCGCCGGACCGGTGCTCGTGGATCTCGTCAGTCAGCGCGAAGTGAGGCCGCGGCCCAGACTTGAGTCCCTCCTCGCGAGAGTAGGGCCGAAAGAAGGCATGGCCGGGCCGGTAGGAGATCGAGTTGCTCACCTTGCCGATGCGCCCGTCGTCGGCCATCTTCTGTAGCTCCGGCGAGCTCGCGATCAACCGCTCCGCGTCGGTGAACATAATCCGGGCCTGCACGCGGTCCTTGGCCGCCGCGTAGATCTCGGCCTCGGGTTCGCCGTCCATGATGAGCCCGTAGAGACCCAGCCCCGCGGCCAGGGGCGTCTTGCCGCTACCCTTCCCCGTCTCGATATACGCCTCGCGGAACCGGCGCACCTCCTGGCCATCGTCACCCGTGCCCACCCAGCCCATCAGCGAGCCAATCACGAACACCTGCATCGGCTGCAGGATGAATGGTTGCCCCATGGGCAGGCAGAGCACGCGCTCGTAGAACCCGATACAATGGTTGGCCCTCTGCTCACTAAACCGCCAGCCACGAGGGTGCCCCTTCACGCGTGCGGCCAGCCGCCGATCCTCCAGGTGCCGCTCGCACGCCAGCCGCACCAGCCGGCCCGTGATGATCGGGTCTCCGGCCTGGGAGTCACCACAGACACGTCGGGCGTAGAGGTCGGTGCGGTGACCGAAGCCGGACCACTTAGACCGCGCGGAGTTGCCGGGTCTCGGCTTGGAGCTTCTCGAGCGGCGTGGCTTCTGGTTTGGCATCCTTGATCGTGATCTTCACGCGCGACCGCGAGGCCGGAGTCAACCCCAGCTCAACCTGTAGCGCCTTTTTCGTTTTGAGGGCGCTATCAATACGCCCGACCACCGGGTGGATGCGCGGCTCGCGGAACGTCTCGACGTGGCCGGCCTCGTCCATGCGCTGCGTGACCTTCTCCCACAGCACCGACGGCAGCCCGTCGCGCTCCTGTTTCAGCAGCCACCACTGGACGTGCGCGTCCACGTAGTTCTCGATGGCCGCGTCATCCGTAACGGCGAGGGTGCCATTCGTGCGGCAACGCTCGATCGTGCGGTCCCACTCAGCCGACGCCTCGCCGTCGAGATACTCCGGCTTCGGCGTATCACCCAGTGGCGGATCAGGGTTAGCAAACCCGCCCCCGTGCCGATCCGCGCGGTGAGTGCCGTCCAGTTGGTGCTGTTTGACGGTCTTGGCGTTGCGTCCGCCGCTCCGCTGTCCCTTGACTCCTGGCATGGGCTCCCTCCTGTCCCCTCTAGATGACGATTTCGCTGCCAGAGAGCGCAAAAGAG